GTTTAAACCGCACGGACGTCATCCACGCTGTACCCTCTCCGTTAGGGACATCACGCGGGTGTCTATACTCCAGCTTCTGCGGTATTATTTTATCTATGGCTTGAGCTAATTCTGCTTCGGATAGTTGTTTGAGGTTGTTTATGTTCAGGATATAACCTAGCGTGCTGTGCGCCATTACTTCTGGGTTGTAGTCGCTCGCTGTCGTTAGCGTGGTGGTTTCGCTCTGAACTAGCAGTTGTGCTTTCGCCGCGCACATATACAAATACGCCTTAACACCTAGCGGTATGCGCTTTTGAGGGAGAGCTGTAAGCGGCGGCGTTAGTAGCGTCTTAGTGTGGTTCGCAGGCGTAGCTAGGTAAATTAGCGCATTATCTAGCTGGATATCTATGTTTGCACGCTTGGCCCATTTACGTATCTGGGACAGCTCCTGCGCGTCCTCCTCGTTATAAGCGTAGAGTATGTGCCCACCTTTCAAGTCTGACTTAGCTATGTAGTCCGCCGAGTAGTTATCTATGGTGAGCAGCTGCTCAAACATCTCTGTATTATCCACATCTATGCCGATAAAGTCGCGCCTCGCTATCGCGCAGAGTAGCGGAGTGTTTTGGGTATTTCTGGTTGTGGTATATTGTAGCCACCCTTTTTGCGGGAAACCTGGGTCTGTTTTCTTGCCATCAGGCTTACGCTCCAGCGTTTGAGCTGTAAGAGGGACTGTGTAAAATATGTCTGTATAGTTATGCACTGTGGCCACTTCTGTATTTGCCATAATGCCACCTATTTACTTGCATTAACTATGGATTGTGTATTATGTGCGGATTGCGATGGCGTCGGAACAGGCGGCAGCTCCTGCCCTATTTGTGAGCTATAGCTAACTATGTAGTCCTGGATTTCTTTAGGCAGGAGCGAGAGCAGGTTAGTATCCTCAGATAGGGAGATTATATCCTCTAGGGCTGGAAGTATATCAATTTTATAATTTTTTAGATAGACGCTGTTTATCGTATCCATTATCTTAGCGGTTGTATTTGTGTATAAAGCTAGGGCTGTGATATATTGCTTCAGGTTAGGATACAGCGCTTGTATATGCGCATTTTGTGGACGGGTGTTAAGTGCTCGTATTTTAAGCTGGCTCTGTTGGATATAAAAACATTTAGCCAGGGTTTCATCTTTAAAAGAGTGTTTAAGCTCTAAGAGGGTTAAGACCATTTTTATTAAGCTCGCTTTCTATTCATTATTTACGTTATTATATCTAATTTATTCTTAAAATTAGATTAATTTTCTTTATTTTCTTTATTATTTATTTCTTAATATGGCAGAGGGCATTTAGATAGCTAACTAAGTGGGCTAAAGTTGGGTAAACTAGGTAGTAGCTGCTAGTTCTGGGACCCCGCTAGTTGGCGTGAGATTTTTCTGGACGCTGTGAGATTTTCTTCAGGCGTGGGCGCGCGAGAACTCCCTAGGCGGTATTTATATTATGTAAAATAGTTGGTATTATGGTAAATCTGGATAAGCGTGGAGCGGGATATGCTGTGATATTGATAATGATTCTCAGATTATAGCGTCGAAAAATTTTGATAGTTGATAATCATTATAGATTATCATAAAGCGATAATAATGATAAAAGCTTAAAAGTCAATAAATCACTATCAATAATAAAGCTAGTTGATAATCGTGTTTCAAATTGTTACAAATCAATAAATCAACTTTAAGATTGAGTTAAGAAAATAAATCAATAAATCAAGAAAAATCAAAAAATCAACATTTTCATTATTCGCTTATAATTCTAAAATATTTTAATACTTGATTTTTTAGATTTAATTGATTTATTTGATTTAAACTCGATTTATCAATAGTTTCGCGTAAATCACTAGCTAAAAATCGCTCGATTTTTTCGATTTATAACTTAGTTTGCTTAGTTTTAGCTTAGACGCTTATAATGATAACGCTTATCAATAATTTTCTAGCTACACTAGATTTAGATTAAAGAATTAAGCGCAATTAAATTGCAATGATAGTTTTAAAAGCATTTGGGCGCGTTTTAAAGCATTTCAACGATATAGCAATATAATAGTATTAGCTCGCTATTGAATTGCATTTAAATTAACGCTAGATGATTTTTAACGTTAGATGATTTTTAACGCTAGATGATTTTTATAGTTAGATGATTAGATAAGTGTAAATTGATAATGATTATTAAATTAAATTTCATTGTATAGAAATGATTAAATTAAGTTTGATTATAATAATCATTATCGTTTAACATTGATTTAAAATATTTAACGTTTATTAATAATCGAAATAAAGCTATCTAGCGTTGATTTTAAGAGTGTTTGAGTTTATAGAGTATATTTTATCGTTTGAAGTTTTAAAAGCGCGCTATCGAAGCGTTAGCGCGCTTAGTTTTGATTTATTCTTTATCGTCTGATTTATTTCTTTGTTTGCAATTTTCAAGATAATAAATTTTATCTTTTTCATAATCATACGTTGTCGAGTCGTGCATTAACGCTTTTTTCTCTTTGATTATATCTGCGAGCTTTGATATTTCGCTAGCGTCTGCGTTTGTTTGAATTAGATTTAATAAATCGTTTTCAAGACGCTTTACTTCACTTCGTCTTTGATTAGATATAAAGCTCGCAGCGCGACAATAGCTTTTTTTCGCTATCATCTCGTCGTCGCGCTCAAAACGTTGATGATATTTGCAAAATCTCATCAAACATTGATTTTCATCGCTGTAATAATCTGCGTGCTTGACTTCTCGCGCTTTGCGAGTTGTTAGCTCTTGTAAAAGATTATCAAACTCTGATTTTGCACTTTTAGAGAGTTTAGCACTCTCAACTATTGAGTTTAATTTACTTACTAGCTCTGATTTACTTAACATTGTTTTATCTCTCTTTTCTTATTAGATTTAGCAAAGATTATGCGCGCTTTAATCTTAGCTTTGATGAAATTATATCATAAGTTTGCTTAAATTAAACTGAATTAAACTCGATATATTTTCATCAAAACTAAATCTTGTTTTGATATTTAGCATTATAACATAATCTTACTTAAATTAAACTGAATTAAACTTAATCAGATTATGCGCTTTAGCGTAATTTGATATTATAGCATAATTTTTCGATTTTGTCAAGTTGATAGCGATTATCAATTAGTGATAATATCGAAAAGCTTATATTATAACATAAGTTTGCTTAAAGTTTGCTTAAAGAACATTAATCTAAATCAAGCGCAATTAAGTTTAATTTATTGCGCTTTGTTTAAATTAAATCTCGTTGATTAGATAGAGATTATCTAATTCTCTATCAAGTTTTAACATTTTGATAACGTTTCGCTTTTAACGATAGCTTCATCGTTGAAACGTTATCGTTTAAATATTTCTCTAAAAATAGAAACTCTTTTATTTTATAGTGCATTTGCGCGCTGTCTAGCATTTCGTTATATTCTTTTAAAAGTCGCTCGAGTGAATTAAATCATATTCAAAAACTTGATTTAATTCATCAAGAATATTAAATAATTCTAGCTTTTCAATAGCTAACTTATATTTTAGAGCGTAAAAAGTTTGCTCAAACTGATTATATCTGTCGTAATTCATTGTTTTATCTCTCTCTTTACTTAAATTAAGTTGAATTTAGATGATATATTCTAATATTTCATCTAAATAAACGCTTTTAAATTCTTTGCTTATATTTTCTTTGATTTCATTTAAATCTAATTCGTCAATCTGATAATAATGCGCGATTTTAATCATAATCGCATTTATCAAATATAATCTATCTTGAATATCGCGTAATGCTTTTTCTGCTTCTTGATATTCAACAAATATAAAAGACTGATTAGCAAAATCAATCATCTTTTGATTATATTCGCGAATAAACTTATTATTTAGTTTATTCAACTTCAAAAACGCATTTAGATATTTATCATCATCTAGCATTTTATTTTTTCTCTCTCTTTTGATTTATGATAGAATTATATCATCAATTTACTTAAATTAAACTGAATTAAATAACATTTGTAAAAATATTTTCAAGCTAGAAAAATCGCTTATATAATATGTTACGCGAATAGCATAATTTTGCTTAAGAAACGCTTAAATTGCAACATTATCAAATAGACTTAATTATGATAGTGACGTAGATTATAATAATCGTTATCAATAAGCGTTTCACGTGAAACTTAAGTGCTAAAATGCGATGTGGCAGATTGCGTTTCAAGCTAGACGTTAAATTAAATTAAATATAATAATCGTTATCAATAAGCGTTTCACGTGAAACTTTGCGAGATGTGTTGAAAATATCGAGATTATTTTGGTAAGGTCTGGAAATTTGGAGTGGGTGCGACAAAGCGATGCGAGAGTTTACGCCGACAGAACACTCCAAAATCCGCAACTCCATTTCGGAATTATTATTCAATTAAATCTAATTCAACGGAATAATAACCTAATTCAACGAAATATAACCCATTTTCACGGACGCACCACTCCAAATCTAACAGCTTGTAATCTATATCACAAAATAATAAAAATTTTCACGAAATTATTATTCAATTAACTTTAATTGCAACATAATTTTAATTAAACTTAATAGAATATCAACTACGGCCTGCAAACTCTAGTTATCATTAGCTCACATAAGCAAAGCTTAAGTTAAACTTAGCTATACTTACAGAAAAACCATAAAGGAGTATCCGTGGCTAAAGCACCGAAACCGGTCCCAGTCGCACTCTTAAACCTTATAAAGTTAGAGTATGAAGCAGGGTCGGAGATAGAAACAGTATTAGATAAGTATAAAGTTACGAGGGAGCAGATTGGAGAGCCTGAGTGGCTTACTAGACCTAGAGTTACGGTCTTGCCGGCATCTCAGCAACCGCTAGCGCCTGCTGTAGTTACTATAGCTCCTCCAGCACAAGAAGCACAGGAGCAGGACGAGAGTGTAACCCGCGTGCTAGAGAAAATTAGTTCGTTCAAGGAGAAGGCGGTTGACTATGCCCTAGATATGATGTCGATGGTTGGGGATACTAAGGAGCTTAAAGACCTAATAAGTTCGGTCACAGCGATAGAGGCGACTTACAAAGACTTGAGGCCTAAGGATAATACTCCGGTCATAAACATAGCTATACAGAATTTGGTGGATAGGTTCCGTGATGATTGCTGAGGATAAGAACGACGAGCTGAAGTCGAGGGAGCTTACAGAACAGTATTCGGCGGCGCAGACATCGCTCACGCAGGAGCAGCAGGAGTTTATGGACAGTAAGCTCGGGTCTAAGTTGTGGAGAATGAATAATCTCTATACAATACGGGATAAGAACGGCGTTAAGAGGATATTGACACTAAATCACAGCCAGAATAAGGTGCTTACGCAGTTTAAACACAACCGCAAAATAATACTCAAGAGTAGGCAGCAGGGTATATCGACGCTATTTCTGGCATATTACCTAGATGACTGCCTGTTTAAGCCAGGGTTTCAGGCAGGTATCCAGAGCTACGGTCAGGACGAGGCTGAAAAGCTGTCGGATAGGGCGCTGTTGATGTGGGAGGACTTAGACCCTGACATAAAGACACTACTCAACCTAAAGTTAGTGGCGAATAACTCGAAGCGTATGATGTTTAGCAACGGTTCTATCCTCAAGATAGGTAACTTCCGTGGGGATACACTCCAGGGATTACACGTGTCCGAGCTAGGTAAGATAGCTAAGAAATACCCTGATAAGGCGAAAGAGCTTAAAACGGGTGCGTTCCAGGCTGTAGGTAATGATAATAAGATAACTATTGAGAGCACAGCAGAGGGTCGCAACGGGCTATTTTATGAGATGTGGCTTAAAGCGTATAATAAGTCGAAACTATCGCGCGACCTCAACCAGCTTGAGTTTCAGGCGGTATTTCTCAGCTGGGTGGAGGACCCGGACTGTAACCTTAGTTCAAAAGTAGATATAAATGCAGCGATGTTGGAGTATTTTACTAAGGTTGAGCAGGAGTATGGCATAACACTAACTAACTCACAGAAGTGGTGGTATGCGTCTAAGTATGAAGAGCTAGGATACGAGATAAAGCAGGAGTATCCGACGACACCCGAAGAAGCATTCGAGCAGTCGCTAGAGGGTTCTATCTACAAGAAAGAGTATGACGCCTTATATTTGTCAAAGAGAGTGCTCCCTAGTTTACACTATCACGGAGTGCCTGTAATGGTCAGCTACGATATAGGTGTTAATGACGAGACGGTGCTAGTTTTCTCACAGGTTGTGGATGGTGTCCCTAGGGTTATAGACTGCTACGCAGCGAGCGGGGAAAATTTAGAGCACTATGTTGAGGTTATGTGGGCACTTAAACGCGATAAAGGGTATAACATACAAGATGTAGTTCTCCCGCACGATGCGATGGTAAGGGAGTTTAGCACCGGTAAAACTAGATTAGAGAAGTTTCTGGAGCTTGGAGTGCCTGCTCGCGTGTTAAAGCGCATAAGCATAGATGATGGGATAAGTGCTACAAGGGATTTTCTGAACGTTGCGCTGATAGATGATAGTTGCGAAACCCTACTACTAGCTTTGCAGCAATACCACTGGAAGTTTGACACTAGATTAGGTGTATCGCTACGCACTCCAGAGCACGATTGGACTTCTAACTATATGGATAGCCTGCGCTATACAGCGATAGCGGCGAATTATACCAAAAAAGAGCTCGTAGCAGATGACGAGATGGGCTACCCTGATGATTATTACCAAGAGGACGAGTATTCAGGGCTTTAAGCTTAGTTTAAGTTGAAATATGCTATACTTACGATAAAATACTATAGAAAGGGCTACAAATGGGTGAAAATGGTAATCCAGAACAGGACGTTAAAACTCCTGATACACTAGATACTGCTACCAGCACAGGAGATAGGGACTACGACGTTTCTAATTTCCTTAAGAATATTGAGGAGAATATGCCAAAAGACGCTGACGCGGTAGAATACTACAAGAATAAGTTAATTGAGGCAGAAAAGAGGAGACGTGGCACTGTCGCAGGCTTCACTAAAAGCCAACAGCAGTTGAAAGCTGTGGAAGCTCAAGCTTCATTTTTGCGGGATAAGGTTGCAGCGCAGATAAAGCTTACACCTGAGCAACAGGAAGAGCTAGATACTCTGAAACTAACAGACCCAGACCAATGGCGCACTAAGATTGACGCCTATGAGGTATCTGCTAAGAAGCAGTTTGAGGACAGCATAGTTAAGGAGTTAGAGCGCATAAAGAGCCTAAGCGCAGAGGAGTTTGAGAGGGAGAGATTGGCAGAGCAGCTTAAGGAATTTATTACCGCTAATCCTGAACTTAATCTTACAAAGGACGAAATCGCAGACCAAATTCCTCCTTTGTATATGAAAAGGCTAGCACGGGGAGAGATTTCTTTCGAGGAGTTTTTAGGTTTGACTAAGAAATTCCTAACGGCTCCAGAAAAAACATTAGCTAGGGAAGTGCCTTCAGCAAACGGCACAAATATTAGCGGTGTTAGAGGGTCAAGCAATGCTCCTGCTAAAGCAGAGGTGTCCAATATATTGGATAATGAGAAAACTATAACGTTCTAAAAGGAATTAAAATGGCAAAACAAAGCACAGGTATCCTTCGATACGGCAACGCGCTTGAGCGCAAAGGCTGGATGGTCGAGGGTATGATACAAAAAGCCTCCGAGAGTTTCTGGAGAGGCTTAACAGGCAATAGCCACGACGCAATTATCTATCAGAAAAACGATTTCAGCGCAAAAGTAGGTCATAACATCATATTTGACTACAGCGGCAACCTAGCAACTGCCGGCTTTAGAGGTAAAGAGCAGGCGTTCGGTAACAGCCCAGCGAAAATGAAGTTCAGCGATAGCTTGACCCTAGAGTTTGGACGTTATACTGTAGATAACGGTATGGAGTTCGACGCAGAGGCTATAGGTGATATTGACCTAAGCACGCACGCAGATAGCCGCGAGAAACTAGCGGACAACTTCGTAAGGGCTAAAGACCAGATGTTCTTTGACTTGGGTCAAGGTTATCTAAGAGGACAAGCTCCATCTCACATAATCAGACCTAACGGCAGAGCTAATATAGGTGCGCTTACAGCAGGTGATAAACTTAGCTGGGATTTCCTAGTTCAGCTAGAAACTACTATCAAAACAGGTATAGGTTACACAGTAGGTAGCCGCAGAAGCCCAATGAAACCGTTTAAATTGGCGGATGGTCGCAAAGTTTGGTTGCTAGTTCTTGACGCGTTCCAGATTGCTGACTTGCTAGAGGATGAAAAATTCCAGAGAATTTATCAGCACGCTGAAGTTCGCGGTATAGATAACGCGCTAATTAGCCACAACGTAACACAAGTTGGCTCATTTGTGATTGTAGAGGCTAGCACATTTGCAGGTATGTCTATAAATAACAAACTATTTAAAACAGCGGTTGAAATCCAAGGACTTCGCACAATCGACGAGCACGGCGTATTTAGCGGAACAGGTAAAGCACATACAGGTAAGGTTGCATCTCGCGGCTTAGTTCTAGGTGCTGGAGCGTTCCAACTAGGTATGGGCCATACTCCAGACTATAAATTCCAAGAGAGCCAAGACTTTGGTATTACTAGCGAGAGTGCGGTATTGCTTACAATGCAGGCTGATAAATGCCGTCTAACAGCAGAAACTGAGGACTATAAAGAGGCCAAAGTAGCTAATATGGACTATTCAGTGGCTGTTATAGATACATTTAACGCTAAACTTAGCAATTAAGAAAGGATAATAAATGGCTAAAACTGTAGATATTTCTCAATATCTTGGGAACAATAAAAAGAATATCGTTGCTTCGGCTGTTGGCACGGTTAAAATTGCCGCCTTAAAAGAAGCGGGCGTAGCTACCGGGGATAAGATAGTTCTTACTAAAATCCCTGCTAACTCTTTGATTACTGGTGTTACGCTAGTAGTTAAAGAGGGTGCTACAGGCGGTAACGTGAACCTTGACGTAAATGGGGCTTCAGTAGCGTTCGATATGGGCACTGCTGGAGTAACAACACAAGCTAGTTGGGTTCCTACCGTAACTAAAGACCTTGTAGAAGTTACAGGCGATGTAACTATGGGCGCTAGTAAAGTAGGAGAGGGCTGCGTTGTTATACACTTCGTAGAGCTTGAGGGCTATACTGGAACCTTTGTAGGTTAAAACGGAGCGAGCGATGTTAGTATCTAGTTTAATTTCTAGCGTTAGGTATAGGGTTGGTGATGTCCCTAATACAAAATTTACTGATGTTCGGATAATCGAGCTAATTAACGAGGGACTAGATGACCTCGCTCGCAAGGTTAATATAAATAAGGGAGAGTTAGTTCTCCCTATAGTTCCATATCAACGTAAATTAGTAATACCAGACCCTGATTTCATTAAACTACTAAGAGTTAGATGTAATAACAGGCCTGTAGATGTAAAGTCATTTAGTTCGATGGACAAACTTCCTGAATGGGAAGAAGAGGTTGGCACACAACTTAAATCTGTTGTGTATAATCTTAATAATCCACGAGATTTAACTCTATACCCTCTGCTTGAGGAGCCAGTATATACAAACTACCGACAACTAAATAACTTTATTTCTAGTGATGGAACTTATGGCATAGCCATAGATATCCCAGGTATAACTAGGGATAATCTCGACGGTATAATCACAGGACTTAAAGTCGATAATAACTTACAAATTATTTATATCCCTAACGGTATGCAGCCTAACGGAACAATGACATCTATGGCTGATGGATTTAATCTACTAGATATTAAGTATGTTAAAAGACCTAAGGCTGTTGTAAATAAAAGTGATAATATCGACCTAGATGATATGTTTAAAACGGCATTAGTTTATTACATTTCAGGTATGTTATTGCTTGACGATACTCGTGGAGAAAATATCAATAAGGGTATGTTGTTTATAAACAAGTATAAGACGGAGTTGGAGAATATCCAGGAGCACGAAAAGAATAGTTTTCAAGATATAGCTACTCACGTAGTGCATTACAGAACAGGATTTGGAGACGAATATGGCATCTAACATAAAAGAAATTTATGTAAATAAATTAACTTTGGAGGATATGGAGATAGGAGTAGGGTCTGTAGTTCAGACTCGTGGTGGTGTTCAAGTAACTCGCACAAAGATTAACGCTCAAAATTTTCCATATGATAGCACCCAAACTTTAGGACAGCGTTTAAATAGCGTTCAAGCTGATTTAGCTAAGGCAGAGCAATTAATAAATCAATTAGCTAATAACAACAATGAGGCTAAAACTATTAAGCGCGATGTAGAGGCTCTTAAAAACGAGATTTCGTCTAAGGTTGCTAGTGCAATTCAAACGCTAGATGAATTACAAGGAATAAAAGCCACAGTTCAAGGCAAAGTAAATGAGGCTAATCAAGCGGCTAATAGAGCTAATACAGCTGCTACCCAAGCCAGCACTACACTTACGTCTGTTAATAAGGTTTTGACAGATGTTAATACTTTACACGAGCAAGTAAAAGCTGTAAAAGCTCAAATAGATACTGCTCTACAAGATATAGATAATGCTGTTAAGCAAGGAGAGCAGTTAAATAGCAAAATAGCAGAGGCTAAGGCTCAATTTGATGATATAGCGGCTAAATTAACATTAGCTCAAGCAACAATAGCTGAAATTAAAAAAGCTAGTGAGGACGCTATAGCAGCTAAGGATAAAGCACTAGAGTCGGAGCGTAAGGTCAAAGAATACTGGGAAGCGGCAGAACAACGTAGGGCTGAATGGATGTCAATGACAAAAGGTCCTAAAGGTGATACTGGACCTCAAGGACCTGCAGGCATTCAAGGGCCAGTAGGTCCTACGGGTCCAGCCGGACAATCGGGAGCAGTAGGACCGATTGGTCCACGTGGTCCTCAAGGTCCTGCGGGTAATACTGGACCACAAGGTCCTAAAGGTGATAAAGGTTCTGGAGGTGTTTCAGGCTACACCAACAAGTCTGCATTTCCAACTACAGGAGATGCTAGCACTATATATTTAGATAAAAGCACATATAAAGTTTATAGTTGGGATGGTGCTAATTATGTGTTATTAAAAGCAGGAGAAAGCGCAACTACTACCGTAGAAGGGTTTGTAAAACTATCAGGCTCTGTAACTAGCGATGATGAAACCGTAGCTGCAACCGCTAGAGCCGTTAGTATAGCTTATAAAGAAGCTGAAAAAGCACTAAATACAGCTAACGCTAAATACACTCCTCAATATGCTACTACCGGACAATGGGGATTAACAACCTTAGTTGATGGGGTTAATGACTCCAGGACTGATAGAGCAGCTACTCCTAATGCGGTAAAACAAGCTTATGATAGGGCTATCGCAGCTTATACTTTAGCTAATAGTAAATGGTCTGCGGTATCTGCTAGTTCATCAACTGCTGGTATAACTAAGATTATAGATAGCACTAGCTCAACAGATAGGTATAATGCAGCTAGTGCATACGCTGTAAAACAAGCCTATGATAAAGCAGTTCAAGCACTTAATGCAGGTAGTGATGCCCAAACATTAAGAGGGTATGCTCCTAATATTAACGCATCGGCTAATACCATAGTTCTTAGAGATAGCTCGGCTAATATATTTGCAGCAGGGGCTGTTTTTAGCTCTTTATTTGTTTCTAGACATAATGATGACTCCGGATTTTCGGCTAACCCTGAAATAGCGTATTTTTCAGGTAATCAGATTAAAGGAGTTAGTTACGCTAAGTTTAGTAATGCACTTAACTTAAATGCTTTTATGAGATTAAATGGCAGAAATACTCCTAAAATATATATAAGGGAAAGCGGTAGCCCTTCCATAGATATGTCCATAGCTGATAACGCGTTAATTACAATAACGAGTAACGGGATTTTAACATTATCGAATGTTGAATTAGGTCAAAATGGTATCATAGTTATAGTAGGAGCAGAGAAAATAACTGGATTTCATAGCGATTTAAAATTTAGACAAGTTCCTACAGGCTTACAAAATATAGAAACATTTGCATATTTTAAATGCAATAATGGCTATATATCTATGGGACGTGCGTAATGAACGGGTCATTTATGATTGGGTGTGGAGGAAGTTACACACCTCAATACGAAGTTAGAGATAGTATATCTTTCGGTAACATAGGTAGCACAGAGCAAGTATTCAGATATGGTTTCAAGCCTGAATGGATAGGTCGTAATATAAGAGCTTTTAATATCTGGATGGCTGTAAGATTTCACCAAGACTCTAATCAATGGATTAAAAATTGGAATTTAAGAGATGGTATGCCAAGATCGGCTTTAAAAAATCCACCCTACGAGCTTATGCTAGCTGACGCTATTCCTGCAGGTGGTCTTGATACTAATTCAGTTTATGGATTTCAAAATGTTAGCAGAAATAGTAAATTTTGGCTATGGGAATGGGTAGATGATGATGGGATTATAAGCAGGAATAAGTTTAGAGCCCAAGCTAGTAAGTATATGCGCTTTCAGTGTATTCTAAATTGGGACGCAACTCAAAATTTTATCGAGTTTAGAGTTAAAGACATTGATATTTTAAACATTGGCTGGCAGCCGATATTCTAAGGAGTTATTAATGAAATTATACAATTTGCAAACTAAGGTTGTAGAGGACGTAGATATTATAGTCCTTAAAAACGGTAATCAGATATTCCCTCACGTATTCACAGATGAAGGGCTTATAGAAAATGGGTATAAGCGTGTGGTTGAAACGTATCCAGATGGACAAGCTCCAAAAGAAACTGAATATTTGGATAAAGAATATTCAGAGGACGCTACAACATATACTGTAAAGTATGTCATTAAACCTTTACCATTACATTTGCTACAAGAGGAATTTAAGAAGTATGTGCAAGCTATTCTTGATGATAAAGCTAAGGAAAAAGGATATGATAACATAGTTTCTGCTTGCAGTTATGCTGGATATGATAACGAGTTCCGACAAGAGGGAGAAGTGTTCGGTAAATGGAGAGCTCGTGTATGGTCTTGGGGATTTAAAATGCTAGCTGATATACAAGCAGGTAAAAGAGAGATACCTAAAACATTTAAAGAAGCTGTGGCTGATATGCCTGCATTTGAATAAGGAGAAATGATGTGGAAATTAGCATTAGGGTTTATATCTAGTAATAAAGGCATAATGATAATTACAGCATTATTTTTTGGCTTATATACAGGAGCCTTAGCTAGCCAGGCTATACAAATACATAGTTTAAATAAAGAAGTTAAAAGCCTTAATGAGGATATAGCTCAAACAATAGTTAAAAAAGAGTTGATTAAATACGAAATAGAGAAATGCCGTGAGGTAGTTAAACAGCAAAACTCTGCGATAGAAAAATCTAAGGTAGATTTATCTAATCTTGAAAAAGAAAAGGATAAAATAGTTCGCAAGTTTAATAAGATAAGATTGCCAGACCCAGCTAGTTGTGCGTCTAAGCTTGATTACTATGAAAACCTATTTAGAGGATTAAGTAGTGAAAGGATAGAAAATGAAAACAGAAGCTTACAAGATACAACAAGCAAAAGATAAAGAAATGAGGGCTTTTATTTTCATAATTTTAGTAACTGTAATAGTTTTACTAGGTGGTTGTGCTAATAAGCCTGAAATTATAACTAAGGTGGAATATCAAGAAAAAGTTATTCCTGTTAAATGTAACGCTACAATTCCAGAGAAGCCTTTTTATGACCCCTCTGACTTGCAAAGTGCAAAAGATTTAAGTATATATTATTCCAGGGTAGAGGCAACATTGAAAGGGTGTATTGATGGAGTGGTTAAATAGTTTAGATAGCTATCTAGGTAAATACAAATGGGTTCTGGCAATCGGACTTATTGGTGGATTACTTAATGTAGGTTCTAGACCTGATAAAAGCGTAGGTAGAAAAGTGGTGGATTTACTCCTTGGTATAGCATCGTCTGTATTTTTCGGGTGGATTAGCTACGAAATAATTTTGTTTATTTGGAAAGAGAATGGAGTAGCCTTAGCAGGCTGTGGATTTTTTGCCTGGAAAGGTGCCACTTGGTTTGGTGAAAAATTCGATAAATTTGTGGATGCTAAGATAGAAGCAACTAAAAGAAAAGGAGATTATTATGGCGAATGTGATAGCGACAGACCTCTCTAATAAAGAGATATTAGCTAAACTGGAGAATAAACGCACTAAGTGTGTAGTTTATACACGTGTTATGGGTTACCATAGGCCTGTTGAAAGCTTTAACATAGGTAAAACAGGAGAGCACAGAGAGCGCGTTAAATTTGTAGAGAAAGGCATAAAATGAAACTAAGAATTGATAGGTTTATGGATATAAACGACGGAACTATAGGTAAGTTTTATGTTGTTGGCGATGATGGCGTTAAAATAATGTCTGGATTTAGCTTAGAGCCTGCAGGCCCTGATACTACAACACCCAACAAAGATAGACGTATACCGCAAGGCTTGTATAATTTAGATTGGACTCCTAGCCCTAAATATAATGGTAAGCTAATGCCTACACTTCATAATGAGCTAGTTTCTAAATCTAGGCGTATTCTTATACACCAAGGAAATTATCCTATAGATACCGAAGGGTGTATTTTACTAGGAGATAGTTATGATAATAAAGGTGTTTATAACAGCGTTAAAACTTTAGCTAAAGTTTTTTCGCTGATTAAAGATAAGAAAACAGTTGTAGAGATTAACAACCTGGAGAAATAAATGGCCGGTAAAGCAGGAGGAAGAAGCGAAAGGTCTAGACAAAGAGCTGCTGAAAGAGCTAAGAATAGTTCTAAGGGCGGCTCTAAAGGAGGTAATACTAACTCCGGAACAGGGCACGTTACTCTAGGAGGTGTTACTGCTACTGGAGAGTATAACGCCGGTAATGGAGATAAGGCTAAGAAGCAACAGCCAAAACAAAATCCACCAAACCATATAGTTACACCAGAGCTTGTTATTCCTGGAAATGCGCCTGAAGATATAACTAAAACTTATCTAGTTCATAACCCTATAGGGACTGATGAAATTCATTTTAGTGTGGTTGAAATTACTGCATCTGCTGATGATGACGAAGAAACTTATGGTGATTATGGCTGGGGAGTAGATAGGTCTGAGAGTGGAGGTAATGGTTACGATACTGCTAAAAGTAGAGCTAATCGTGATGTTAATCCTAATGTTATGGAGTATGGAGATAACCCAGCTTTACAAATGGTGTATAATCCTAAAACTGGTGAATACACTTTAAATAATGCAGCTACCGGAGAAGCAGTAGCAGGTATGCGCCTTAATGATAACGAGGAGTATGAAGCATTTGGAGCTTGGGAGCAAATAGAAAAAGGCAACCCAGAGTCCTTAGCTGTAGATGAAACATTTAATTTTTACGAGAAAAATCCAGACGGGACTTTAAACTTTAACAAAGTAGTTAAATCTATGACCACAAGAAAAGGTATAGAAAAAGGATATGATTATACTACAACTACAACTGAAGATACATTTTACGGTAAATACGAGGAACAAGCCCACTATAATCCAGGTGAGCAGAAAATCAACCGCATAGATAGAAAAAGAGATACATTTATTGGCTCAATACCTACAGATTTTCATACCCTAAATATCAATGAGCAGGCGTATGAAGTAGGTATGACTGCCGAAGCTTTTACAGATTTACTTGAAGCTGTAGGAGACCCGGCAGATACTGAAGCTTTAGCAGATACAGCTAGGACTGTGGATATGGTAGCTACCGTAGCTAGTGTTATAATGTCTGTATATAATATAGTTCAGATGGCTCCGTATCTAGCTAATCCTCAAGCGGCGTTAGCAGCACTTAAAAACCTAGCTAATGTAGCTCAAGGTATTAGCGATGTAAATAGTTTAGCAGGTAAAAGCCCTGCATCTAGCAGGACTGGGTTTGCTAAAACTATTAATAAGGCTTTAAATAACCTATATAGCACTGATTTTAATTCACACTACTTTAATGGTGATGGGGATGCTAAAAGAGTTATAAAAGAAGGGTTGGCGGGAGCATTTATGAGCAGCCCTATGTATGGAGAGTATAATTTCTATAATTCAGGGTATCTATCCCCAGTGCAAAATTATGGTATAAATAATAGGTTTGAGCAGAAACAGCCTCAAATAGAAAAAGGAGATAACAATATGCAACAATCAATAATGCCTACTTCATTAATAGGTATGAATAATGTTAAGGAGAGCCATTTGCTTAGTGCAGATGAAGCTCAATTCCTAGAAAATGCTACTACTCTATCAGGGTCTATAGAAAGCACCAGCAACCACTACTATTTCTGGTCGTTAGGATTGACTTATGATGCTTGCTATGAATATGACGATGATGGCTATAGAGGTCGTATGAACTATTTTCAAAGGGATAATGTTAGTTTTGCTAATATAGCTAATCAAACTTATTGCCTTAAAAATGGCAGGCTTTATAAGGTTAATACTAAGCATTCAGGTATGTTTATATTAGAAAATAATATAGAACTACCTGTAATAGATACAGGTAATGTGTCGATTAAAATTAGAAATAATATAGCTGATAGTTTAATGCAGCAAGTCCTAAATATGATACAAAAAATTAAAGTTGTAGCCCCGGTAGAAAAAGTTAATGAGAGTAAGCCAAAAGATGGCGATACTCCTAAATATAAAGAAATAGCGGCTGCTATAACTACACTTAACTACGATGCAGGTATGAGAGCACATCTAGAAGAGGGAAAACGATTTTATCATTTAGAGGGGACTACTGAAGCAAACAATGGAGAAAGGATAGCTGTAGTAGTAGGCGGTTCTACCATTACTACTGTAGCTACTAATAAAACTTGGAAAGTTGATGTGGACCTACTAGATGCGTTTGGCTCTATACTTAATGTTAATAATCAGGGAACAGATGAAATTTATTATGCTGTAACTGCATATGATAAAGCCACTGGTAGGGAGAGCTTACCTGTAAAATCTAATTCGTGCTTTAATTTTAGTAAGCTAATAAATCTATACGTAGAAAACCCTAATGAAAAATACAGTCTGAAAATATACCGCAAAGATGTATCTAGTTCAATGTATAAGTTTATAAGCCTACAATCTTATAAAGGAAATAATGTCTTTGTAGATAATCTAGCCGATATACCTAGCCCGCAATATCTAGATTTTACAGAGATTAAAGAAGTAACTGGGTTAAGAGGATTAGTTGAGCATAAGGCTACGTTATTCGCATATAAAGGCAGTTATGTTTATTTTAGTAAGCCAGGACGTCCTAATATTTGGAATGAGCTACAGTGTGTAACCGTAAATGAGCAAATTACAGGCTTAGCTAGTTCACCGCTAGGTCTGATGATATTTACGGCTCATAGCACATATTTATTAGGTGGAACAGATAGAGTTAATTATACCATATCTAACTTATCTAAATCTATAGGTTGCTCACACCCTACCTCAATAGCTAATATTAAAAATGCAGTTATTTGGGTATTCGATGGAGATGTAATGCTATCTGTAGGCTCTACTATTAATAATTTAACTAAGGGTAGATATAAGTTTAAAGATAGTGGCAAACTAGAGATTATAAATGCTATAACTGTAGGAGATATTTATTATATTTTTTCTAAAGAAAAAGTAACTAAAATGGACTTCAGCCTTAATCACCCTATAATAACTGAAATGGATATAGCTAATGCTTTTGGTGCTTCGGTTAATAATGAGCTTTACTTTGTTAAAGATTATGTTTTATATAAAGCTTACCAAGCGAGTGGATATTCTAAATTAACTGCTACTACAGTTAAATTTGTAGGAGGGTCTATGGATTTAACTAAGGAATTTAATAGTGTTAATATAGTTTATAAAGGTGATTTTACTATTTCGGTATATATTGATGATATGATAGTAGCTAAGGGGGATTTTTCTAGTAATAAACAAGAAGTTGCTAACATAGGCATACCTGTAGATTATAATGAAGGGTTAGGTATTCACCTTAAATTTGAGGGTAAGGGTAAAATCTATAGCTATAGATATATATTTGATAATAGAAACTTAAGATAACTTTAAACAAAGTTATGTTATAATACAATTAAACTAAAACAATGGAGGCGTAAAATTATGAGCTGGCTTAACTATTTAGGAGCAGGAATTGGCGCAGCCCAAGCCGGCTCCGCTTTTTATGGTGCTTACAAAAGTAATAAGCTTGGTAAGCAGCAGCTAGAAATGGCTAAACAACAGCAAGAAATGGCAGCCCGACGTGATGCTGAACGTAGGGCTATTTATGGAGATTTAGAACAAAACTTAGCTAACTACTATAAAAATCTAACCCCAGAGCAAAGAACTAACCGCAACCTAGATAGGTATGATAAACAGTTCAAAATGGCGCAGGATAGAGTTCAGCAAAATCTAGCTCAACGTGGATTAATGGGTTCAGGTATAGAGCAGGAAACATTTGCTCAAATGGAGCAGCAGGCTATAAATGACCGATTAAATATAGCAGAACAAGCCGAGCAGTCCGTGCGTAACGAGCAGATGGGCTTCTTAGGTTATGCGTCAGGTCAAGGTAATATAGCTGCTCAAGCCTTAGCTAATGCTAATTCCCAAGCTCTAGGAGCTTTAAATAACCAACAAAACAATTGGAATAACATAGCAAATGCAGCAGGACAATCTGCAGGTAATGTATTTGGAGCATTAATGTATAACTACGGCAGAAACGGTGCTAATATGTTTGGAACTAATAATGGCCAAAGAGGCTCAAATAACTACGGATTTTAAAGGATAATTAATGTGGAATTTAGGTGACGGTTTTGCTCAAGGTGTGTATGAAAACCACCGAGGGCTAGACGAAAAGCGAGAGTATGAGGAATTATCCAAGCAAAGAGAATTAGCTAGGCAGAGAACCCAGCAAATTATGGATAAAGATAAGCTTGAAATTGAAACTATGAAGTATCAGCTAGAGAAAGTAAAAATGGATAATTTAAAGCTAGCTGCCGGTAATGAGAAATTAAAGTTATCGGAACGCTTTGCAGCCATTACAGACGCTGTAGCTAATAATAGAGGTAAATTTAGGACTGATACTCAAGAGGAAATAGATGGTAATAATTTACCAGAAAATTTCGATAAAACTAAATATACTTATGACCCTACAACTAATAAATATAGAGGTGTTAAGACTCAATACACTACTCCTAAAGATGTAGAGCAGGCTGTAACACAATTTAAACGTGATGTAGTTATAGACCCTGACGGAAGTAGATGGATAAATGGTATTATGGGAAATGCTCCAGATAATCCCGTCATAGATGTTACATATAATCCTGCTAAAGAGGAGATGGTATTCTTAACTAAAGACGGACAAGAGAGGCATATGCAGTTAGATATGGTAGCTTACGGCTTAGGTTTTGATAAACAAATGACACTAGCTCAAATGAACCGTCTAAATGAGGATATGGCTAGGTCTAAAACTTTGTATGAAATAGAGAATAAGAAAGCTGAAGCCTTTAAAAACACAGCAGCAGGACATAAATACAACGAGGAAGCTAAATATACAGGTATGGAAGCTCAATCTCGTTTGGTAAATGCTCGTGCTAATGAGTTATCTGCTAAAGCTCAAATGTATAAAGCTATGAACCCTGAAACTAAAATCACAAATTTTGATAAAAAGCAAGCAGAGGAGCAGAAATTAGCTGATACAGATAAACAGATTTTAGAAATGCCAGACGGTGAAGCTTACGATTTTATAGGTAAAGACCATAAAATGTTTAATAGGCATATAGCTAAAACTGCAACCCAATTACAATCAGTCCAAGATATACAGAAAGCCCAAGCTATAGGAAACAGATTAAGAAAATTTGAAGTTCTTATGGGACAGCTTAAAAACTATACTGGAGATACTGTAATAGATAATAATATAGCTGCCTTAATAACTAGATATGTCCCTGACATAGCTACAGAGGATATAAAGAAAGCTACCAACTTAGCTACATTTATACAAAGTTATGCAGACCAATTATCAACAGATATGATACAAATTAAATCAGGTGCAGCATTTAGTGAAACAGAGCTAGGTATTCAGAGAAATAGCTTACAAGCATCTGTTAAAGATTTTAAATCTGTAGAAACTACTTTAGAGGGTGTAAGAGCATTTACTAAAAACTGGGATACATTAGTTGCAGGTAAGATAGGAACTATGGACCCTTACAAGCAAAAATATATATATGGTAGTATGGAACGCTACGAGGGAAATATAAATAAAGTAGAGGAGAAACAAACTCGCATATTTATGGAAGCACAAATAAATGAGATTAAAGATAAATCTCCTGAAGAACAAAAACAGTGGTATTCTACTTTATCACCAGAAATGAAGGCTATGGCAGCTAAGATTTCTAAAGAAAGAAAGCAAAAGGGTTCTAAATGAGTGAGAAACTATTAGAAAAAGCAAGGGAATATTTTGAATATGCCACTAATTGGCATAGCGAGTGCAGAGAGGAAGCTAAAGAGATTATAGCTTTTAACCATAACCAGCACTATACTATTAAACAGCTTAATACACTAGTTAATAGGAAACAGCCTGCTGAAACGTTTAACATTATAAAATCGTATAAGCGCGTTATTAGCGGCTATCTAGCTTCGACTATATCTAACATCAACGTTAAGCCTGTAGGTGTAGAGGATATAAACATAGCTTCAGTTGGTCAAGATATAGTCCAATACACACTAAGAATATCTAAGTTTAACCGTATGAAAACTAGGTTAATAGATGACCTACTACTAGCAGGTATTTGCGCATTTGAGATAAGAGTAGAGGATACCGGCAAGAAAGATGAATTTGGGACTAAAGACGTCCAAATTAAACTACGTTATCTACCGTGGGACGAAGTTATCCCAGACCCTAAATCTCGTGAAGAGGATTATTCCGATGCTAGATATATCCACAAATATAGATGGATATCTGCCCAAGATATAGATGACACTTGGCCTGGTAAAAGTGAGGAGATAAATAGGTCAGTAGGCTTTACAGGTATAGATAACCCTGATAGCGGCAAAGCCTATAAATACAAGATGAACGACAGCTTCTTAGTTATAACTAGCTATTTAAAAGAGGACGGAAAGATATGGGAATTAGTTTGGAGCGGCGACACTCTACTAGAAAAAACAGAAGTTACACACTTGAGAAAATTCCCTATTATGCCTATATATCTTGAGCGCGACGAAAAAGGATTTTATGGTATATTTAGGGAAGTTTTAGAAAGCCAGAAAGCTATTAACCAGGCCCTAATTCAGATACAACTATTAGCTAACGTGAATAAAGTTTATATTAATAAAACGGCAGTTGATAGTGTCGAGGAATTTACTAAGGTATTTAATAGGGTTAATGCGATTATACCGATGAAAGATATTCACGGCGTAAAGATAGATAACCTAAACGGTGACGTAATAGCTCAATATACTATTATAGATAGGTCATTGCAAAGAATTAAAACTATCCTAAATCTAAACGACAGCTTCTTAGGTATGATGGGTTCATCAGCTTCTGGTCGTCAAATTAAGCTACAGCAAAATATGACTGCGAGTGCATTAAATTACATTACCTCTAATATCGAGTATATGTATGAGTGCATAGGTATAAATATCCTAGATTTCGCTAAGTTATTCTATAGAGCTTATAAGATGATAAGGATAGCAGACCAAAGATCGGGAGATAGGTTTATAGAGCTAAATAAACCGTTCTTAATGCCTAACGAACAAACAGGTCAAGAGGAAATAGTTATCAAGGATATAACATACGACGACCACGGGAACGCTAATATAATCCCTTGGATAGAGAAAGAAACCCAAATAGAGTTTCTGGAGTATGATATCGAAATAACTACAGCTAACTATAATGAAACGGACGATATAGAAAAACTACAGCTTGACCAACTATTGTCTGGACAAGCAGGTAATTTCTTGATGAATACCGACCCAGCTAGTTATGGTAAAGTAGTAGCTTTAAGTATGCGAGCAATGAAAACCCGAAATAGTGAGTATATAGCCGACATATTCGAGCAAGTAGCCAATAAACTTGCTGGAGCTGAAACTAGGGACCCACGAGATGCGGCAGGCGGGGCTGACGTTGGAGCAGGTGATATGGGTTCTATAATGTCAGCCATAGGTATGAGCAACGACGCCGCTCCAGACGGCTACAATAGACCACAAGAATAAGGATAAATAATGGCAGATAATTTAGATTGGCTAGATGAATTAATAGCTAACGATAAACTAGCAGGAAAAGCTAACAGCGAACCAACAGAAAAAGCGGCTGATAAAAATATAAAAATAGAACATAAAGTTGGGACTGATGAAGTAACTCTACCTGCTGTAGAAATTACAGCTCCTAAAGACGATGATGATACCCAGTTAGGTTGGCTAGATGATTTAATAGCTAATGATACTAAAGTAGAGCAGACACCTAACACCACTAAATCTGCTGAAGTTAATCTAAATGGAGAAACTGAAGCACCACCTCCGCCAGGTGGGTATGTTGATAGTTCTGGCAAAGCTAATCCAGAAACTTGGGACGCATATTATGCCCGTAAAAAGAACAGCGAGCCGGAAAGTAAAGAGGAAGAGGGAGCATTAAACTTTATAGCTAAACACTCCAAGAAAGTATTAAAAGCAGCCGAAGAAGCCGTTAAAGATGTAGTTTCTGGGGACGCGCTAGCAGGGCAAGTGCAAACTGCATTAGATTTATTTAATGCTAAGGTAGGATATCCGCTAGCTATAATATTTGAGGACTTCGCTAATTCTGTAGGGCTTACAGATAGCGATTTTTATAAAAAAGACCTAGAAAATGTTATGAAACGACTAGATAAAGTGGATAAAAGCTTAGGAGTTGTAGGTCATAATAAATATTTTGAAGTAAATACTAAAACAGCTTTAAATGCGGTAGATGCGTTAATCCCAGTTATGAAATCTAAGGGGGCAGCTGCGGCAGTTGAAGGGTTTAGTAATATATTAAGGGGTATAACTGACAGAGCAGGAGAAAATGCTAAACAAACAGATGAAACTAAGAAAAAGGATATATTAACTACAGGAGATGTAGCTAAAGATGCCGCAATAGGTGCTGTTATGGGAGTAGCAGCCTCTAAGATTGGAGATTGGCTTAAGATGCACGGCAACCCTGATATAGACCCTAAAGTGTTACAATTTTTCATACGCAAGGGATATACCGAACAACAGGCTCGTAGTGCTATGGCTTTAATACCTTACGAACAACAGGCTTACAGGGCAGCTATGATGACCGAAGAAGCTGGGCAGGGTGTATTAGGTAGAGCTATGCAACAGAGCGACGATATGGCTAACAAAGGGCTTTTAAAGGCTAAACACCGAGCACAAGATGTTTATAAAGTAGCAGATACGGAAAATGTAGAAGCTATGGAGCAAGTAGCTAAGGATAATTTTAGTCGTATGAAAGAAACGATTAAAGATAAAAATATTCAGGTAGATACTGCCAATATTTTTAAAGGAGTTGATATACAAACTACTGATGTGCAACTCCTTAGCAATGTAGAAAAACAGCTTCTAGGGTTTAAAAAGAGATTAGCTGACGAAAATTACCGTAATTTGGACGAAGTGCTAACATTTAGGGAAACTTTAAATAAACTAAATGATACAGCTACTCCTTACGAAAAGAAATTAATACATCAGATTAAATCCAATCTTGATGATGTGGTGGATAATTTAGATGACGATGTTTATGGGTTAGTTAAGCAAGCTAATAGCGATTATAAAATCGCAATGCAAAATAAAGAACTATCCCAAGCAGTAAAATCGGCAACCAACGAACACGGAGTTATAGATTATAAGAAACTAAAAGAAACTATACAAGAAGCTGGGCTTAATACCGAGCAAGCACGAGCCACGTCTGAATTACTAGAAAATTATGCTAAAAAATTTGGTAATGATACAATGTTTGTGCCTCAGAAAGGTTCTGAGAATTGGCGTAGTATTATGGGTTGGCTAGGATTTATAGCTAGTGAAGCACAAAGACGAGTTATTAGATGGGGCGAATTCGGTAACAACGTAGCTATGCAGGATAGGATAATTAAATACCTAAAAAGCTCTGATACTCCTGCTGTAACTTCATCTAAAATAGTTACAGACTATAAAATGCCGTCACAAGTATTAGAGGAGTTTAATAATACGCTAGAAAAAGCCGTAGTTAAATTAACAGACCTAGACTCTGGTATGGTAATAAGAAACACTAGCGAGATTAATCAGTTACGAGGTCAATTACAAGTAGCTATGAATGAAACACCGAAACTACAGCGTAAATTAACCCAAGTTGAAAATAGATTAAGAGGGTATGAAAATCAACTAAGTAATATAAACTCAAAAATAAATAAATATAACACTATCGAAAATCTAACAACCGAGCAAAAGAAAACACTAAAGAACCTACAACGAAGTAAGGAAAGTATTATAGCTAAGGTCAAAGATGATAGGGCTTTAAGGATAGAAACTAGGAATACTTTAAGGGAGAATACTAGAACTATAGATATCCTAGATGATTTATAGCAGGAGTTAAATCTCCTGCTTTATGTAGGTAGAATTGTTAAAATCCTCTTTCTTGCTTACTTTATTATACACTTGTTCGCTTATAGCTTTTCTTACTAAAATATGATTAACTAGATTAGTGTTTGAGCCGTTAATATTCACTATTCTATCGCGTCGCTGTATAAACTTAGCTCCACTATAGTCAGAGCTTAAGATTATGAAATGCTTTAAATCTGATAAATCGACCCCTTCAGCGTGTGCATTTGAGCTGTATATACGTGCGTTTTTAAAATGTTTCTTTAATAGATTACGCTCGCCTATAAAATGGCACATAATACCTACATCTTTAGTATCGCCAAAAGTTTTCTTTATATAGTCGATTTTTTCAGTATTACCCAGCTCGATATAATCATCTCCTATCTTTAAAATACCACTCTCAACCATATGTAAGCTAGTGCGTAGTTTCATCGTGCTATCGCAAACAATATCTAGTCCGCTATTAGCTCCGTTAGCGTAGCTAAAATCGCTTATAACGCGCGCTTTTTGTAGCTGATTATAAAAATCTCGCGTGTAACTATTTAGCTCGACATAATGCAATTTATCAACGCTTTGAACATCGCTCGAAATGCCTGCGTCCTCTTGGGTCATATAGATAGTAAAATAATTTATCTCTTTCATCAAACGCTCGGCATCACACCTATCATATTGAGCTATCTCCCTGCCATTGACTTTAATATAGTATGGTATTCCATAAAATCTGAAAAACTCATAGAAGTTAGAAAACTTAAACGGGTTAAATTTAGATATAGCCATTTGATGATAGATAGTGTTAGGGCTCTCAACTATAGCTGTCCCGCTTAGATGTATATGTGGTAAATCCCAGCACACTTTTCTTATAACTTTAGTTCTTTGTGATGGCTTACCCAGAGTCCCTAAGTTATGGCTCTCGTCTATTATAGCTAGTTGGTAATCGCTAGGATTTACCTTAAGAATAAATCTACCAGCCTGCATTTTACCTAATTGCTCATAGTTTATAACGTGGTATTTCTTAGTTAGCCCAAGCTCTTTATCTGCTAGGAATTTATCCCACCCAGAGATAGCAGCTTTCTTAGTTATAACTAAAACATTGCTAACTTTCTGGCTTTTCTCGGCTATAAGCAGCGATGTTAAAGTTTTACCACTTCGAGGCTTACCTGCTAGATACACATACCCAGTTTGTTTAAGTATCTGCCAGCACTCCTCTGCTTTATCTATTTGGTGTTTATAAGGTTTCATAACTTCTCCAATATTTCAACGCAAAAATTATAACTATCAGCCGCTATATCCTCGTCGCCATCGTAATGTTTATCTATTAAATCCTTACAATCCTTTTCTATTTTATTCCAAAAATCTGTAAGTGTTTTAGATAGAGGTCTAGCTCCTCGTTCGTTACGTGCAAAGTTTATGTATAGCATATTAAGCCCTAAAACTGATAATTCTACAGCATAATTGCTAGTTGAAAAAGCTATGGTATAGCTAACCTTTTCAAGCTTTTTCATAATCTTAGGTTTAACGCACGTATATATCGGCAATAAAGCCCTTATTTCAGTTTCTATCCTAGCTAGTATAGCCGTATCCTGCTCAGATAGAAAAACGCCTTCTTTATCCATTTCAAGAAGCCCTAGGACGTAAGCTACAATTATTACGTCCCTAACTTCTCCACCACTAATAGTTCCGTTAATCATAGGTCAAACAAGCTCGCTATTACAGCGCAAATAACGTCAATCACCACTAACGAAACACAAACCATTAAAACTATTCCAAATATATGTAACATTACAGCCACCCTATAATAATTGAAATTATAAGCTTTGTCATTTTAATCCTCCTATAACCATTAGATTAGAATTAATCTCCTCTATTGTAGCCTTAACTGTATCTAAATCCCAGCTAACTATTGCTACACCGCCAGCCTCTTTAATTTTCTTTATGTTATATATCTGTAGCTCCGAAACGTTAGTTTTAGTTTCAGGTCTTTTTACTTCTATAGCTAAGAAAATGCCGCGATAGCACGCTAAGATATCAGGAGTGCCAGATTTATTACTGGCTACTACCTTGACAACATAAGCTCCTATACTTTCAAGATATTTAATTATCTTGCGCTGTATATCCTGCTCTTTCATCAGTCTATATCCTCGATAGATTTATCGTCCCTGATTCTTACAAACGTTGGCTGTATGTATGTAGCTAAAAGCTGCTCATACTCTACCTCGATAACTTTGCCGATAAAATAATCAGGGCTTTGCATACGCTCATAATCGCTTAAACCGCTACCAACTTGAACAACTCTTCCCCAACTATCTTTTAAAACTAGGCTACCTATCATACCTGAATATTTACCTGTGCCCTCTGTAACATCTATACAATGTAGGTCGGCTGTAGGTCTAAACTTAATCTTGATAGCTGTATTAACCCGCTTACCAGGCTCATAAGTATGGTCTATCTGCTTGCAGTAAATACCCTCGAACCCGTTTCTGACAACTGAATGGGCTAAACTCTTAGCTTGCTCGATAGTTAAGTCCCATCCGATAACATTAGCGGTATTCATATCTTCAGGCAGTGATAGTTCCTCGTCCATAAGTCTTATTCTATCGCTGTAAGCCCAATCCATAACAGAACCATTAAAGTGTAGGATATCAAATACCATAAACTTAAAAGTGCCAATGCACGGTATATTTTTCTCAAAGTTACTCCTTAGATTACCAGTGCTACATTTAACGCGGCTCCCTAGTTTGCCATCGGTGTTAGCTATATATTCACACTCGATTATAAAATCGTCCGGGTTATTCTCTACTAAAAAATCTGCGATTTCTTTAATATAGAACTGCTTACCGCCGGAAGTCCAAAACTCTACATCTCCGTTAAACTTATGTATTTGGACATAGTTACCATCGTATTTAGTTGTAGCTATCCATTTATCTCTAGCTAATTTGCTTTGGGCTATATTAGTTATGTCTTTACCTTTACATTGCTCAATCATTGGCATTGTCAAATCCTCCTCTATTTATTTCTATGGCCTTAGTTATTTGCTTCATAAACTCTAACACTTCTGACGGTTTAACTAGGCTATAGTTATTAAATACGCTAAATAAAACGATTATAGAAGCCCTAAATTTTTCGTCCTTTATAGGTAAATCTCCAATGCGTATATAGCCCCATTGTTTAACGCCCATACCTGGATATAACTTTGTTATATTAACATAGTTATCGTTTTGGAACAACCCTTGACCTGTAATTAGCTCGTATTGGTAATTATTTTTCATTTATTTATCCTTAATGATATAATCAACTTTATCTCCTAAATCTAGGAAATGTTTGCCAAGAAATACAGCCATTGTAGCTAGTGATATGTCATACATACCAGCAACTCCACATAATGCTGCTAATATTTTAAGCCCATAAGTTTGCTCTATCTCGCCCTTAGTTTTAATTATAAGCTCACCTTTAAATTTATCTTTCACAAAGCGAGCTATTCTTATAAGTGTAATGTTATTATTACGATTATAATCATAGCTCCATCTATAAACTATATCTGGTTCCATAGTCCCTCGATATATCCACGTTTTATGCCAGCTGATGGCGATATTTTTCTTATGTATTCTAGCACTTGGCTAGGCTTTAGCCTCGACCTAGTATTAATTAACTCCAATACCAAATTAAGCCAATCCTCAGATAAAACTAAACCTAGCTTTATATATCCCCAAGGTTCATTAACACCGCCATTAAGTTCGGAGATAGTTATATACCAGCGCTCGTTTGTATCCTTAACTGCTTCGTATTTATATGTGCTCATTTATTTTCCTGCCCTATACAAAGTTTTATTTTCTCGTGTCTGAAATGTGTAGCTATAACTTCGCTAAGATTTACTAAGCTTAAATCTGTTATTTCAGCGCATAACGCTAACGATTTTAAAGCGTTATGTAACGCTGTATTATTCATCTCGTTATAATCTAGCTTGATTATAATCGCTCCGATTTCTATACTATCGACTGAAGCGCGAATTATAGCTGTAGTTTTTTCGCTAAACATTGAGTTAATAAACTCCACGCCATACTTAGTTTTCATTTTAAATCCTTATAAGGTATATATGTAACATCAACATATAATCTTAAGCAATATAAGAAATCCTCAAGCTCCAACTTACCGCAATCGGCAACCTCACATAAAGCATAAACTGCTTTCTTATCAGTAAAAGGAACTGTTAATCTGCCTTCAGGTTTATCATCTATAAACACGTGGATAAAAATAGATGCTGGTCTAGTTTCTACCACGTATCTATGCCTGTTATTTGTATTGTTATCCATTTGCACTTCCTCCTACTGATACCATATCAAACATCTGATGTAAGGTATTAACTAATGTATCCTTATCCATATTATTGACTTGTATTAATTTAGTTATTAACTCCAAGATTTTACTTGTAGTATTGCTTGGAGTAACATTTTTAACATCTATAGCCGCAATTTTACTAACTAATAAACCGTTAGGATTATATTCACAAAATACAAGCATACTATAAGGGTCTTTATCTGCCACACCTCTTTCTAAAGATACTTTAAAAGTATTCATTTAAACCTCCTCAAAATGGACACTATCAAACCAAGCCGATAGATTGTCCATCAGTTCTTTCCTTTGTATCTTATGCTCGTCTATAATATTTAATAAAATATTCAAGGTAACAAAAGCTAACTTACTGTTACGGGCTTCATTGTTAATTAAAGCTACAATATTACCTTTATGAATAACACCTTCAAGCTCTTTAAATATAACCTCAGTATTATCGAAGGCTTCACTGATACCGTGCTCGTATTGCACATCTACAATATAGGTAGCCATCACAACTCCCTCGGCATTACCGCTATATACTCTAGCTCGGTGCTAACTTTAGCGTCCATCATAGACATTGGCCAGCACTCTGTAGTAGCTTTATGGCATAAATCTAAAATATCAGCAGGCTCTATCTTTCTACCGAACACTAGCGTCCATTGAAATTTTCTAGTGCCGAAATTTTCGTAGTAAATAGTTCCAGCAGTCTTAGTCCCATCTAAAATAAAATAATACCTTACTTCTGGTGTTTTATTAGTGAACCTCATTCTTTTATTCTCCTTTATCATCTTAATGCACCCTGCTGAAAAACCAGCCATCTTTGCGCTTATGCGCTCTATACCCTTTAGCTTCCCAAGCCGCTATAATCTCGGCGTCTGTCGGGTTCTTAGATAAAGTAGGTAAAGAAGCTGTAAAATTATCCACCTTTAAATCTTTTGGAGTATTAACTATTTCATCTAGTGTAGCCTGCTCCATTTCATTAAGTTCTTTTTTCATTTTAGGCACTTCATTACGCTGTAAAAACTCCTGATATAGCCGCTCATAATTAGCGTCAGTGGATTTTATAAAAGTCCCAGCTTCATTTAGAAACCCTTTGCGGTCTTTGATATCATTGTAGGCTATCTCTGCGCAGTCAGCTATATTAGAACCAACCAACCTAGCTATATTAACTAGCACCACGAAACAATCGCCAATATCATCTCTGCAATCTTTACCCTTAGCTAGGTTGTCTGCTAGTTCGCCCATTTCGCTCATTAGTTTAAGGCATTGGGTAACTGCTTTTGAATTAGCTAAGATACCTCTCTCCTCCGACCACTGCTCGATTTTAGTTTGTAGTTCGTTTAAGTTAGGCATTTTCATTCTCCCTGTCAAGATTTAGTTCGGCTTTAAGGCTAGCTTCACTATACGGGTGTATAGTTACGCCATAAAGTTTATAAATAAGTTTAGCTTGTTTAAGGCTAATATTATACCTATTAGATTTATAAGTAGAAATCATAGAGGCTGATACCCTCAAATGTTTAGAGATTTCTACACCTGTCATACCCTGATTTTCAAGGTCTTCGATGTAACTTTGGATAGTTATAACTTTATCCATTTCTGCTCCTTTGAATTGTTTTTAATTAAATTTTTCTCTTTAATTACGTTTATTATAACATAATCTTACTTAACTTTAACTTAATTTAATATTAAAGTTTTCTTAAGTGCTTAACGCTTCAAGCGATTTTAATCTTTACTCGACTTATCTATCAAGCTAAAAATTTAAATCGCTCTACGCTCACGCAATGCGCTAATTTTAGCGTTTATAAACTGCGAGTTTGCGCTCAAATAAATCTATATCATCAACCGCACGGCTAAGGATATTAGACATCGTAAGCGAATTATTACCTAGAGATACTTCATTGCTCGCATATTGCTTAACCTGCATAGTATCTGCTAACTTAACTATCAAACTCTCCACACTAACGCGCCGTTCGTATTCCCTATAAAGCTCATAAATAAAACTAGGGAAGTTCTGAAACATAACATCAGCTTCCGCATCTGCTACAGCCTTAACTAATTCTGGGCACATTGTTTTAGTGCTCAAGGTTATATCACCTATAAAACTCTCGGCGAAGTCGTGGATTATAGCCATTTGCACCGCTTTGTTTAAATCGAACTTATAATACTTATACAACTCCATTACATAGGTAGCCACAAAGAAACTATGCTCCGCTACTGTTTCGTTAATTATTCTAGGCGTTATTGAATAACGCTGAATAAACTTCAGGTTATAAACTTTATAAGGGATTGATGGTCCCTCTATTTCATCTCTAGTTAATTCGTCGTAATCCCTCATTCTATATCCTTATCAGCAACATAACCAACATTAACTACGCCGATTAAAATCTGCTCCAGCTCTTTTAGGTTTCTAGCTACTTGTCCACTCTTAGCTAACATTAGATTAACTTTCTCTATCCCAGGAGTGTAGTAAATAACCTGTAGTTCGCGAGCATAAGCATAGCCACATTCCCAAAGAGTGCCCATATCTTTACCTGCTGTAGAAGCTATAATAATATCGCTATCATCTAGGGCATTTATATTAGTTTGGAATACGTCCTCTAAATCTTGCCCTCTAGCGTTATTGTGCTCTCTAGGGATAAAATTTTTCTTAAAATGCTTTTTAACATAGCCCTCTAACTCGTCGAGGGCTTTTCTTTGTTCTGCTGTAAACCAACCACCTGCTACATAAACCTTAAAATCAAATATTGTCACCATCTTTTATTCTTTTCAATGTTTGTTTAATGTCGCTTTTACGCCTTTCGTAATAGTTCCCTCCTGGAAAATCAGCCCTACGTTTCTGATAAATGCAGTCCTCTGGCTTTAAACCTAGAACTACGTTTTCTTGCTTAGGTAAATAAGCTAGGGAGTTATGCCCGCTTAGTGCTGTTTTACAAAAGAACTCGTCCCGTCCACCTATATCCATATCTACACACTCCTGCAAGACTGGGTATTTCTTAACTAACTCCAGCCACATAAGCAAAGCTACGATATTATCGCTCTCTGGCTGTATAGCTTCATCTTTGCGGGTTTTTATAAACGCTATTATATCCTTTAAGCTACCGCTAACATAATAGAAATTGCTCAAGCTTCTCGGTAAAATTGTGCGGGCGTCAAAAATAGATACCTCTTTACTATCTACCATATCGGCATATAAACGCTTGGCTTCATCGACTATTTCCATATACCTACCAAGAAACTTCTCATTTACCAAAATGCTAGGCTTTACCACACAATAATCTCTGCGCATATCGCGGTCGGCGGTGCATTGCGCGCTAAAGCTAAGGGTTCTATGCCTTATAAGGTGTGTAACGTCGATTAAATCCAAGCCTTCGATTAAAAATGTAACCCTAATAGTTTCTAGTGCTGTAGGTAGCATCTCGCCCTTGAATATAGATTTAACTATCTCCTCTCGGTTATCTATATCTCCCTCATATACACTATCCCTCCAAGTAGCTGTGGTAAATTCCGGTAAATAACTACAAAGTTCTTTCCAACTTGGACCTGATACTAAAGTAACAGCTATAGTGTTTATTTGATTTAAATATTCAGTTTCAGGCCTCTCGCCAAATTTAGTTTTTACTCTGCTCATTATTTACTCCTTTTCCAATCCTCGTAAGTTTCGATAGCTAATTTAGTTATATCGCTATCATCTCCAGTAAGTTCTTTAACCATAGCTATAAAGTTTAGGATTTCCTCGTCATCTTGCTGGCTTATACTGCTATCCTTATTTTCGGCTTCACTAGCTACAGCTGTCAAGGCTTTCTCCACCAAAGTAGCATACCCAGCAATATCGTGCCAAGTATCTATATGGTCTGGAGTTGTAGCTAAACGGGATAGTTTATTCACGATGTCGTAAATATAAACCATTTGCACTGCGTCTAAACCCTTACCATTAACCGCTAGATGTCTATCCTTGACTAGTTTCATAACATTAGCTCTGAACTCAGAACCACCTTTATAATCACCATAAACAGCACCACGCTCCTTAAGCGTTTCATTTACATTACTCATTGTTTTTCTCCTTGTTAATTTCTGGACGCCATAGATTTAAACTATAGCTATCATTTTCAGGGTCGTAGCTAATCTGGTGCATACTGACCAACCTCATATTTTTAATCGCGTCAAACACATCACGCCCTCTAGCTTCGTATTCATTAACTACACGCTCCCAACACTCGGTGGCTGAACTAGCTCCCGCTAAGATTTTATCGGCTGTTTTAGGACCTACTTTAGCTAAACCGATAACGTTGTCGCCTGTGTCCCCGGTTAAGCACTGTTTGTAGTGGTGCTTCATAGCCTGATCGGGTTCTACCTCGAAAAAAGTCATCTTTATCTCGTCTAGGTGATTACCTGCTTTAGTTGTAGTTTCTGCCCTGCTGTAATAGTTAAAGTGTGTCCCTGGTAAAGTATATAGCACGTCTTTATCCACCGCACAAAGCAGATATTTATCAGGCTGGGCTTTTTTCTTAGCGATAACCGCATCATCAGCCTCGAAGTCGTAATGGATAAAAGCTTTTTCTGGGAACGCTTCAGCCATTTTAACTTTTAGCTCATTTAACCCGTCAGGGCTTTTCATATCCAAGCGATTAGCTTTATACATAGGGTCTATTTTAGTGTATCTAAAGCTGCCGCGACCAATAGTGAAATGTAACTCCCAATCACTACAACCTGTAGCGTCAAGGATACCCTGTAACTTCTCTAGTGTAGATTGGTAAGCATTATCTATATTGCAGATAGCTACAGTCCCAGCTTCAGAGTCGTAAGTTTTCATCGAGCTAATAGTTGCCCACTCCTCGTCTGAATACATAGCCCTGGGTAGCAGTTCTATAACCTCTTGGTGCTTAGTTACGCTCCCGAAAACTACAGTATCCGCGTCGATTAACGCTATCTTACCGTTTTTAGGTGCGGCTACATCACCATTTTGAGCTAAGTCAATATCGACCAACTCACCGTCATCAAATTCCATTAATTATCTCCTTTCTTGATAATGTATTTATTATCTCTCTTTATTTATACGAATATTATAACTAAATTTAACTTAATTTTCAATTAAACTAAACTTAATATTTTCTTAATAATTAAACGAGCCTTAAAGACCCGTTTAAATACTAATCACCTACAGGCATTGGAATATCTTTAAACTTAAATATCGAAGTTTTGCATATTTCTTCCCAGCCTCTTACCATAGCTTTGCTTACACGCTCGTGCCATAAATCTTTATCAGCTCTAGGCACTCTTAGATAAATAGCGTCGTGAACCACATTAAAAATAAGCTTTAAAGCTTCTGGGTATTCTTTGCAAAGATAATGCACAGCTAGTTTGGTAGTTTCACTGCCTGAACCCTGAATTGGCCCGTTAATAGCGTCAGTGCCTATTTTTGGGTGAACCCTGCGACCTAAGGCCGTTGTATAAATATAGTTCGCTTTACCTACATTTTTCCAAACTTCATCGTGATATTTTTTAATCGCTTTATATTTTCCAAAATATAAATTACGTAGCTTTGTCGCTTCGTCTAGCGAGATTTTAAGCGCATATCGCGTTAAGCTATAGTTTTGATACGTCTTTGCGCTCATTCCGTAAATATAACCGAAATTAAGCGCTTTAGCTAGTGTTCTATCCTTTTTAGTTACGTATTCACCTTTTGTTTTATCGCCCGTAAATAGCGCGTCATAGTCATCACCTAGTGGTCCATCAGGGTGAACTTTCTTACCTGTAGCTAGTGCAGCCATATTTGTGTGTAAATCCTCGCCGTTAAGTAACTCTTGATACATAACAGGCTCTGCGAACACACTCGCGGCAATTCTTAGCTCAAGGGTAGAATAGTCTAGCCCTACAACTACGGTGTCCTCTGTTTCAGGCTTAAATAGAGGCTGTAAGCGTCTCGGTATCTGCTGCGAGTTAAACCCGTTAGGTAAATCTCCGCCGCTTGAAGTAAATCGCCCAGTAATAGCTCCTGCTACGTTAAAGCGGGTCTGCATATACTGGTGATTTATAGATTGTAAATACCCTTTTTCTTTTAACGCTTTACGCATATAAATTATTGTATGCGCTTTTTCTGCTAAGGGTTTATCGCTTACGCTGTAATTAACTAATGTATCGTAGTCGCTGCTTTCAGTGCCTAGATATGCCTTAACTTGTTTAGGGCTATTAACATTAAACCCTTCAGGCAACTCTTTAGTTAAGCGGACTATATCATCGTCCACCTCTTTCTCGTATTTAGCCCTTAGCGGTAAATCTACCATAATGCCGTTCTGCTGATAAACTACAGCATACGTTAGGCTTAAAATATCGACCTGGTAAGCTATAGAGTTTCTCCATTTCTGGATAGTTTCGTTTTGCCATAGCAGGCTTAAGGCTACAACGTCGGTCGCTGAATATTTTAGTTGTGCCGCTGATAGATAAGCTCCCTTAACAAAGCCTGCTTTCTGTAGTTTCTTTTTATCCAAGCCGTCATATAACCCAGCAAAGCCGAGATTTTCTATAACTTTATCTAGATTATACTCCTTGAAAAACGGGAAGCCTAACCTAGCTAGATAGAAAATATCGTCAAACTTATCGGTGGTCATATTTAAAGTCCCAAAGTCATAACTAGCATTAAACCACACTGTCCACATAGGCTTGATAAATGCTTTTATATCAGCTTCTGGGATTACATCAGTGTCCAGAATTATAACCTCGTCGTTATTCTGCCCAGGCTGATATAACTGCACCAAGCGTGTGCCGATATATAACTTCTCTGTTTCTATATCGGCAAATACTGGCTCGCTCAGGTTGAAACTAAAATCATTTAGCGATTTAGGTATTCTATATTTAACCTGTATCATTTTATTTGCCTAGTTTAGTTTCTAGCTCGTCATACTCTTTAACCACGTTAGCTAAGGTCTTATCATTTTTGGCTAGTTCGCGGTATTTCTCCATCTCTATAACTTTTGCGGCACGCTCTTTTAGTTTTTGCTCTAATAAATCCTTTCTAAGTCTAGCGTGCTGCCTATCTCTTTCTATAGCGATAGCTATATGGTCCACTAAGTATTGAGTAGCTTTAGCGTGTTCATCGTCTAGTTCGTCATATTTTACAACCTCAACTACTTTAACTATCTGTAGCCCGTTTTTAGTCCAAGCAGCCCAAGTATCGCCCTCTGTTGCGTTATCCGCTTCATTAACTAAAAAGCAGTATAATTTTTTACCCTGCTTTAAGGCTTCCGCTTTTGTCCAGCTTTTTAAGCTATTTTCAAAAAACACTTTTGCTAATTTCATAATTTATCCTTTTAAAATATAATATCAAATAGATATTTTGGTAAAATAAATACTCCGACATAGAATATTAAACTAACTGCCAAAAATACTAAAGCTAATAAATATCTTTTATTGATATTTAGCTTATAACGTGCTTGTATCTCGCCAGTTATATTAACGCTTATATAGCCAATTAAAACTAATAGCGCTATATAACTAAACGTTAAAATAGCTAATGGCACTATATAGTAATCGTTCATCTTAAACTCCCTATTAAATTAAATTGAAGTTAATAAATTAACTAAAATAAAAGGGAGCTAAAATAGCTCCCAAACTACTAGAGTGCAGGTGCAGCGTCATCGCCGACGTCGATATCCTCACCCTCAATCTCCTCAGCATCGCACTCGCTACCCTCGTATTTAACTAACTTAGCTATCTGTAGCCCTGTTAGATACAAGCTAACTTTATGTGTGCCGCCGATGTTATTTGCGTGAGCTGAACCGAATACAATGCCTTGGCTATCATTACCAATTTTCCACTCCGCTGCGTGGACTGCTTCGGTAATGTTTGCGCCCTTTCTATCATACACTTTAATAACCTGGTCTTTGCCATCTAGCCACTTAGTGTTTGTGCTAAATGTAGCTATGATATTACCTGTAGGTATGCGCTTAACGTCTTCGGTCTCTGGGTCGATGGTCCCTTTCGGGTCTTTCATCATCTCCTCTTTTATGCCGTTAGTTTTCGGCTGCCCTTTAATTCCAAACTGCTTCTTATAAGCTTCCCACTCCTCGTCGATAAGCTTTTTAAGATGTTTATGGGCTTCGCTGTCTTTTGGGACAACATAACTAACCACATAGCGGAAACGCTCTTCCTCGCCCTGCATTGCGGTGTTTCTACCCTCTCCGTCGATAAAGACGTATTTAAGGGTGCCTAGTAGTGTTTTGACTTTCGTCATTTTCGCTCCTTGCGTGAAATGTTTTACACTGTTTTAAACCCATTTGGGAGACTTTAGCGGCGGGCCGTTCGTGTTCATTATGCGCGTTCATCTGCCCAACGGGACTTATAACTACTAGCGGGTCTTTACTAACTACTAAGCTGGCCGCACAATTTCTTAAGGAGGAACATAGTTCCCATTCACCTATATCACACAACATAGGCTAGGAAGCCACAATGTAACAACAAATTGTGGTTACCTAGCTTATGCTAGGGAGTTAAAGATTAACTATCTAGCTAATAGATTAACTCTATCGGCGGTAAGAATTGAGAGAAAAACCCGCCGAAAACGAGCGTGAGCTCTTTAAGCCCTCCTGCAACCCTGCGCTCAAACATTTTTATCAGGAGGGCTTAAAGAACCCACATTAAGTGGGCTCGTGCTTAGTATGCGCTTGGCTCTTGGTCAGCCTCAGCAGATTTCTTACCTTTCCTACCTTTTTTAGGTGCTTCGGCTTCATCTTTAACTTCATCGCTTGATGTTTCGCCAGTCAAAGGATGGACAACGCTATAGTCTGGGCCAGCTGCATTTAGCTCCTCTAGTTTAGCTTTAGCCTCTTCATTGCTAATAACGCCATTAAGCACATCGTCCATAAGCGCATTTTTAGACGCGTTATAAGCTTTTTGGTATGCTTTGCGTGCATTTTCGCCCTGTTTAGAAACTTTCTGCAAGATAACGCCATCAGTTCCCATAACGCCTTTGCCGTCGCGGCTCGCGTAGAAATGTAAGCTGTCAGCTGGTAGCCATACACCTGAAAGGCTGCATTGGATTTCTACAACGTTACCGTTTTCATCTTTTCTAACGATATCGTCCCAGTTAAAGCTTCTGCCTGCATTTTTAGGCTCTAGTAGCTCGTTTAGTTGAGCCACAACATCTGCTGGTAAATTGTGAGCAGCACATATAGCCTGCACCTTTTCGTAAATTTCAGACTTTTTCATCTGTTTCTCCTTGGTGATGTTTTGTTTTATAAAGAGATTATAACACACTTTAGCTTAAATATATCTTAATTAAACTTAATTCAGATTTTTTTTATTCTAAAGAGTTAATCTCTCTTTATTTATGATAGTATTATAACACAAACTATCTTAAAAATTACTTAATTAAACGTAATTTTATAGCATATTTTCACAAACTTTATAAACAAGCATAAAAATTACATAACTAAATAATAAACTAACTAAAAAGCCCAATAAATACATAATTACGGCGAATAGAAACGTATTAAAATACGGCTCGCTGTCGTTTATACTTATAGATAATAACACAACCTCGCTAATTAACTCATTACCTATAATGGCTGTGCAGAGTAATATACCTATAAATATATAACCTAATATTACCATTTTTATCCTTCCACCATAGTTAAATAATATAGTAAAACTGTAAATACCTTAGTTGAATACAAAATCCCAAATATACCAACTATAGCTACTACAACCGAAACTATATTTAAAACTATAGTAACCCAACGTTCTTGTCCAAGCTTCATAGAGTTTATAACTCCAGCTGCCCAAATCAGCATTATGCTAACTCCTATAGCTATTATAAACGAAATCATCGCTAGTATAACCATTTTCCCTCCTTTCTTAAATTACAAATTTAACAATTCCGCTATTGCTATACAAACTGCCGCCGATAATATAAACGAAATCACAGCCTTTAAACCTAAACTTGCAAATAATTGTATAAACTCCTTTCTTAATTTGATAAATAGCACTTCTCACGAGCTCGGCTAATGCTTACATATAATAAGCGCATACGCTCGTTTTGGTCAAAACATCGGCTTAAGTCTTGACTATCTACATAAACGTGATTATACTCACTGCCCTGGCTCTTATGTATCGTTACGCAGTGCGCAAAATCTAGTATTGAAACATAATCGCTAATCGTTTTATAAAGCCGATATTGTGCTTTACTGTCAATGCCCGCTTTGTTTTTCTCGACTAGCTCGCGCCCTATATCCTCGCGGATTTTCTTATTCTCAAACATACCAAAAATTGCTGGTATAGCTAAGTATTCATCTATCTGATAAAACCTAACAAAATCTAGTTTATTTAGGAACATTAGAGGGTTATATTTAGTATCATAGTTTATAATCCCATTAACAGTTTTACAGTCCCACTTCCAAGTGTCGTGTATGTCAGTTATATCTATAAACTGCTTTAGCGTGCTATCGTATAACCTATCGCCAGGCTGCGGCTGTGCTCGCCCTTGTATTAGCGCATTAATCTCCTGCACGCGCTGATTGGTGTAGGCTATCATAATTTTATCCTCGTCTGTATCTTGTTTATATAACTCAACTATATCAACTCCACGTATAAAATCTTCTGTAGGCTCTAAATACGCCTGCTTGCGTCTGCCCTCCATCATATCAACCAGGAGCGCTAGCGGCTTAGTTAGCGAGTTATGTGTGCGGTGGACGGTCGTTAATTTTCTCCAATACGGCTGATGTGGATATACTGCCGATGGCCCATCTACAGGGCTAAGCTGATTTAAATCGCCAACATACAGCACTTTTATTGGTGGTATGCAAACTCTGGAGTATGGCTTACCACAGTGCTCACATACAGGCACCACTTCATCGTCTGGTATATCTACGGGGGTACGATAAGGGTTAGCAGGTATCGTAGCGCACGAGTTTTCGCAATGATTATTAGGGTGCTCCCAGTAGTTCAGCTCTAGTTGGTCTTGGAGCTTACCTATAGAGTAGTAGTCTTTCTCTCCCACGAAGCTAAACTCATCAACTATTAGGAGCTGGATATATACCGGCTGCCCAAACTGCATTGTAGTAACTAAGGCTTTCAGGCTTTTAGCTTTCTCATTGATACCAGGACGCTTTTTAAGCCACGAGTGTAGGGTCGATATGTCTGTATCCTCTGGCAGCTTAGAAACTAGCACATCTTTGGCTTTGTGGGTGTATGCCACCACTCTATATTTTATGCCCATATCATTAAGCTGTTTAACCACCTCGATTAGTGCTGTAGTTTTCCCGCTCCCTGCAGGCCCGGTTATAAAGGCCTCGTTTTCTTCAGGGTCGGATAGAAAATGATGTAAATCCATTGTATCCTCTCTTTATCATTTATTTAATATTATATTATAGCGAAATTAAACTTAACTAAAGCTTAATCTCGTTATCATCGTTTGTTTGCTCTGTTTCAGGCTGGGCTATAGCTTCGACCGTGTCAAGCTTTGTATAAGGCCGGCTAAACTCTATTACATACACATTATACGGCTTTTTATTTTTATAATGTGTTACCCTGCGTTTATACTTACCTATTTTTGACTTTATCTCTATCGCCGAGAAGTGGCTATCTAACAGCTCAATCAGCGATGGTAGCCCCAGCTCTTTTGTCGCGCTCGTGTTATAGAACACAGCTCTTGCCTGGTCAGTGGTCGAAACCTCAAACAACCTATCTATATCCTGCATCGGGACTGCGCAGTCCTCTGTTAAGACTTCAAGTAGTTTTGTGTGGTCTTTATTCTCCGCCGCTTCAAGCAATTTATCTAGCGGTGTGGTCGTGGCCTCTATATACTCGGCATAATCCTCGTTTTTCCAATTACTGTTGTCCTTATAATCCTCGTTTGATAACGGCTTAAGTGAGCGCAAATAAGCCGCAAAGTGCGGTAAGTCTGATATTAGCGCATTGTAAAACGCTGTAGTGTCAGGGTATACCTTAGCTAGTTTAGTCGGGCATTTAAATAGCACTAGCCTTCGGTCATTCTGCGCTATATCCGTTATAAGCTTAGTCTGCATATTTGTATTTAGGATTGGAGTCATATAGTGGCGTTGAGGTGCCGTCGTGTCTTTACCCTTTTTAGTTATCGACACGAGTGGAGAGCCAGTAATTTTCTTTAGCTCTGCCACCAGCTTCGCCTGCTCGTTCTTAGTATCTCCCTCGCCCGCTTCATCTATTATGGCGTAGTCGGTTTCTCCCATCCACTTATTAAACCCGTTAGTTAGCGAGCTCACATTGACTTTATATATGCGCTCAGTTGTGGAGAAATATGGCAGGACGTTATCTATGAACATATTTTTACCAGCTCCACCTACGCCCGCAAACACGAAGTAGAGGTCAGAGTGGTCGTAGGTAGAGTGCTTACGACCCAGAAACCTACAAAACCTATCTCGGTTGTCGGCGTCTGGTATAAGGTGTTTGAGCAGAGCTAAGATAGTGTCCGGCTGCCGCAGGTTGGTAGGCTCCAGCTCTCCACGCAATATCCTAATGCCCTCGCTCGGCTGGTATGTGTTGAACAGCGGGTCGCGCTGGACTTGTGGAATAAGGCCGGTCGGGTATTCAGGCGTATGAACTATGGTTACAACTCGGACTTTCTTAAGCAGCTTCTCGGTGGTTACTTTTAGGCGAAGTTTGCTTTCAGTCAGGACAGTATTCATCACCGCGCTGGTCTTGTCGTAGGTGTGATACTCCTGCGTCTGTCTGTTATGGTGAATATACAGCTGCTTTACAGGGTCGAAAAACACCTCTATAATGTCGCTATACTCATTCTCATATATAAACCCCTCTTTCGCCCAGTCTGGATTATACTGCCACAGCGGTTTGTTAGTTAGTGGGTTTATGCGCTTATTTATATCATAGTTACAGTCGTGGATAACCCTCTCTTCAGGCATCGGGCTCTGCCACAGTGAGTTAAGCAGGAGCATAAAGTCCTGAAACTGCTCTTTAGACACCGATGGGTCCTGAGCTAGTTTAAACCGCACGGACGTCATCCACGCTGTACCCTCTCCGTTAGGGACATCACG